AACAAAACAACGAGGAAAACATGGAAAACTTAACAAACAATGAAACTAACCTTTTAAATCTAATGAATGATGAGCATGACTTTTGTGGAATTAGTTTAGATGCTATTAAACCATTTTTAAAAGATATTGATTTAACTGAAAAACAAGCAAGAGGTGTTATTTCATCTTTAATTAAAAAACAAATGTTATTAAATAATGGTTTCACTGATGGTGGTTCTATTGACAACCCATATTCACTACAATTATTTGTTAGTCAATATATGGTTGAAGAGGGATTATTTGAGATGGTAGAGGATATGTCTTGGGAAGATTTACTTAAACTTAAAAAATAATGAATGGTGTGGGTATCACCTAAACTACCCAAAAAAATTAACAAAACAACGAGGATAAAAATATGTACGAGGATAAGCAAATGTGGACTGTAGAAACTTATAATAAAAAACATTCTAACCTAGAAATATATAAGTTTTTTTATACAAAACTAGATGCAATGAAATTTGCAGAAAGTGTAGATGAAAAATTATATGATAAAATTTGGATTAGACCAGCATAATAAAACTAACCAAACCAAAAGAAAGAGTCATAGCAATATGGCTCTTTTTTTTTATTGGTATTGTATAAACACCTAGTTTCAGGTTAAAATGAATTAAATTTTACTTGACAGGTGATTATGGAAACTGAATATATTGATAATGAATTTGACAACTTAGATATGCCTTGTGAATTCAAGGAAATAGATCAAGATGATGATGGCTCGTTTGAGGGTTACGCATCAGTATTTAATAACAAAGATTTAGGTAATGATGTTATTAGAAGAGGAGCATTTTTAGATTCGATAGCAGAGAGATCACCTAAAGGAATTAAACTACTCTACCAACACAAATCAGATGAACCTATTGGAGTTATTGACTCGTTAGAAGAAGATAGCAAAGGATTGAAGATAAAAGGTAGACTAGCAATGGGTACTCAGAAAGGCAAGGAAGTCTTTGAACTCATGAAGATGGGTGCATTAGATTCTATGTCAATAGGCTACAGGTTGAAACCTGATGGCTATAAATATGACCCTAAAGATAAAAGAAGAATTATTAAGTCAGTCGACTTAATGGAAATATCATTGGTAACATTTCCAATGAATCCAAAGGCTAAAGTGACTAAGGTCAAACTAGCTGAAATGAATCCAACAGAAATAGAGAAATACCTGCGAGATGTAGGTGGAATGTCTGTTTCTCTTGCGAAAGAAAGTGCGCCAATATTATACAAGTCTTTTAATAGACAACTGCGAGATGTAGTGGATAGCGTTGAGCATTTAATTAATATAATTAAAACATAAAGAGGTATTTATGTCTGAAGAAATAAAAGATGTAATTAATGCTCTAGGTAAATCTTTTGAAGAATTTAAAAGTGAAAACCAAAAGAACATTAATGAGATCAAAAAAAATGGCGTTGCAGACCCATTACTTCAAGAAAAAGTGGACAAGTTAGCTGATGATGTTGCTGGTGCAGTTGAGCAAAAGCAAGATATTGAGTTACAAAAGAAAGCACTTGAAGAGGCTACTGCAAAGCTAGAAAAATTAGAAACTACTTTAGCAAGACCTGAATTAGGTAAATCTGCTAAAGAAGTTGATGTTCAAATGAAAGCGTTTGGCGAGTATTTAAGAACTGGCAACAAACCTGAGTTAGAACAAAAAGCATTGTATGAATCTGATGATACTCTTGGTGGCTACTATGCTCCTACTGAGTATGTTAATGAGCTTATTAAGACTGTTACAGAATTCTCTCCAATGCGTTCAATCGTTAAAGTTAGAAGTACAGATAAAAGAGGCATTGAAGTTCCTAAAAGAACTGGTCAATTCTCTGCATCTTGGGTTGCTGAGACTGCAACTAGAAGTGAGACAACTGGTTACACAACTGGTTTAATGTCAATTGATGCTCATGAAGTCTATGCTTTGGTTGATATTTCTCAAGCAATGCTAGAAGATTCTGCATTTAACATGGAAAGTGAGATGGCTACTGAGTTTGCTGAACAATTTGCAGTTGCAGAGGGAACAGCAGTAGTATCAGGTGATGGTATTGGTAAACCTTATGGAATTACTGATAGCTCACAAGGTGTTGGCACAACTAACACTGGTAATGGTACTGCACTTACAGCAGATGGTCTTTATGACTTGATCTATGCACTCAAATCAGACTATTTGAAAAACTCTAGGTTTGTCATGAACAGAGGCACTTTTGCTAAAGTTCTACAACTAGAAGATACTGCTGGACAAAAAGTTTTCCATGTTGGATTAAACTTAGTTTCAGGAGCGCCATCTACAATAGCTGGGTATACTTATGTATTAGCAAAAGATATGCCTAATGTTGGAGCTGGTACTAAACCTATCGCTTTTGGAGATTTCTCTAGAGCATACACATTAGTGGATAGAGTTAGCATGTCAATCATGCGTGACCCTTATTCTCAGGCTAATGTTGGCAACACTAGATATCTAGCTCGTAGAAGAGTTGGTGGTGCTGTGGTAAACGCTGAGGCAATTAGACTACAAAATGTTAGTGCATAGGAGATAATATGAGAGATATTTCAAATAATACTAAAGCAGTGACTTGTCAAGATGCTAAGGTTTTTACAGCAGATGCTAATGGAACTACAGTAGACAGACAAGGTTTTGAATCTGTTATGTTTGTTGTTAATAGTGGTATCGAGGGAGATACATTATCAGGTAGTGTCAAGTTTGATTTCATTCTTGAAGAATCTGATGATGATTCTACTTTTACTGCTGTTACTTCAAGCACAAGTGTCACTGAGGGCAGTGTTGATTCTTCAGGTATATTCCTAACTTTAGATGCTAATGGAGAAACTCCACAAACATCTGCAATTGGATATATCGGTGGTTCAAGATATGTCAGAGTGAAAATTGATGCTACAGGTACTCATACTAATGGAACGCCAATAAGCGTTCAAGGTATACTTGGTAATCCTGTTGACTCAACAGATGCTTAATATAGCAACTTAGGTTGCATTGGTGAGAGGCTAGGTTTTACCCTCATATGGTAGCTCGTTTCCCTAGCCTCTCACTTAGAGAGGTGTAAATGTGTAGTAACATACCATATACAAAAACAGAGATGGATTTTATCAAGGCAATAATAGCCATTGATAGAAACGCTTTATTCAAAGTAAAAGGTAAACTTGAAACGAGAGATGACTACCTGTATGGTGGAATAGAATGGGATAGAGATTATACGCCTATTCCTTATGAACAAGTCTTAGAAAAGATTAACGAATTGATGAAAGAGGATATAGATGAAAATTAAAATAACTCAAAATGTTATTGGAAGTGCAAATGTACATGGTAACGCAACTAGAGAATATAAGATTGATGAAATTATTGATTGTAAAGAAGAATGGCAGAAAGTTATAGCTCAAACATTTCTTGATAACAATTTAGCTATTGAAGTAAAAGTTTCTGAACCTGAGTCTAAAAAAGTAGTTGTAAAAGAAAAGAAAGCGCCTAAAGTAACCAAGAAGAAAACTTCTAAGAAGAAATAAATTATGGCTCGTTCCATCGGTTCAACTTTTCTTTCACAGTTAAATAGCTCACAGTTAAGACCTTTCTATGCTATTAAGATGAACTTTACCAGTGGAACATTACTACTGAATACGACTTATAATGACTTAGTTATTGGTGGTAATACTTATCTAGCATCAGGTCATATACTAGATATTTCTCCTATTAGCGAGTCCTCAGATACAAGGGCAGTAGGAATGAATATATCTTTAAATAGCGTAGACTCATCAATACTATCAGCAGGTTTAACAGAAGATACTGATGGAATGGTCGTTGAAGTTCATTTTGGAGTTCTAACTACTACCAGTAATGCTGATGCAATCGTTGATACACCCTATAAAGTATTTGAGGGTTTTATAGATACAATGGTGTTAAATGAAGATGGTCAAAATTCTACATTAAAGTTTTCTATTGAAAATAAATTAATTACACTAGAAAGACCTACTGATAGAAGATTTACAGATCAAGATCAGCAAGAAATATTCCCAAATGATAAAGGTTGTGAATTTGTTACAAGTTTACAAGATAAATCAGTTGCGTGGGGTGCTGGTGTAGAGATACCAGCTAAAACAACATAAGTTATGACAACAGAAATTGAAGAAGTCGTAAATTTTTATCAAAGTTTTGATAAATACAAACATCTAAAGAAAAAGTTACTAAGGAATCACCTTACCAAGTCTTTTGAATACAAACAATATAAGATACACAGGAAAGATAATAAGATAGTCGCTTTCACTAACTGGATTTTTTTAAGCAAAGAGCATGAAGATCACTTTGAAAATTATGGTCAAATATTAAATCATTTTTGGAACTCAGGAGATAGATGTTGGATAATAGACTCTGTATCAGATGATAGTTATTTTAATATGGTTTATGATTGGGCTAAGACATATTTTGGGAAAGAATTGCAACTTGATTCTGTATCTTGGTTAAAAGTTGGTAATGATTATAAAGTGAGCAGTATACACAAAAAATATAACAGAAAGGAATATAGATAATGGGAAGTACAGTAAACAGTTTAATCAGTGTAATAACAATGGCAGTTGTTGCAGTTTATTCTCCTCAACTTGCCTTTACTATGGCAGGTTTAAAGGCAGGAGCTATTATTGTAGCTACTGTTGTTATTGGCTCTGCATTATCAGTACAACCTAGAGCAAGAAATTCATCTCTACAACAAAGATCATATCAATCACAAACATCTAATAGGTCATTAATGATAAGACAACCTATTATGGCAAGAGATATGGTTTATGGAACTACTAAAAAATCAG